CGACAAATGCAGTATTAATCACGGTGATGGCTGCTGTATTTGATTGAATACTAGCGGCTACAGCAATGAGCGTTCCCGCGCCAACGGCACCAGCTGTCACAAGCCCAGAGCTGCTGACAGTCACATTGCCCGTAGCCACCCATGACACCGATGAAATCGGCACTTGAATGCCATTGGCATCAAAGCCCCGCGCGACAAATTGCAACGTGCTACCCGTGGGAATAGTTGAAATAATAGGCGAAATGGAAATGGTGACCACATTACCTACTCCCTGAAACCAGAAATTGGCGCGTTCGGGTTGGGCGATGCACTGAATGACGATTTCACCGGTTGCGGGTGTGAGCTGAGTTGAAAGCACTTCAAAGGCGCGATCGAGCGTTAAGCCTGTGACAAGATCTCGAATCGGCAAAGTCACCCGCACCATATCGCCAATTTCCAAGGTGTTAAGCTTTGGCATCAGCGTGAGCTGTATTTGCATTGGCGGCCGAGAATAGCGCGCCAAAACCCGCTGAAAGCGTTGGTAAAGTTGGCTAATGAAAACCGATGCCGGCGGCACACCTTGTGCGTTATAGGTTAACTGAGGTGCATCCCCCCATTTTTTAACACTGGCTGCATCAATAAAAAGCGTTGAGCGTATATATTTACCCGATAGCTTGGGCTCTTCGTCGTAATTAATCCAAAGCTGATTGGCCAGTGCCGGGTAGTTGTAGGTTAAGTCACCCCACACAGTCACGTTATCGCGCGTGAGCTGCACCGCACAATTCTCCTTGACGGCATTTGAAATATCGTTATAGGCGCGTATGGAATATTTTCCGTCACCCCGTACAAAGCCGAATGCACCCAAAATCTTTAAGAGCGAATCTTCAATGAACTTTTTGGCAACAATTCCTTTATTGATAATGAATTCAAATTGCAGGCCATTGGCTGGCAGCGGAGCCGTGGCAGATAAGCCGGTGAGCAATTGCCCGATTTGCAACCAGTCGGCTTCGGCAACATCATTGCTGTTATCCATGGCGCAACCCCAGTGCGCGGGATAGGCATCATAGGTGCCGTCAGCCAGGGCAACGCCTGATGACTCCATTAGCTTTAAAGCCATGGTGATCGGGTTTTCGTTCAGGTAAATGATTTCGGTGACGGTGGCATTGATGACGTGCGCAGCAGCCGTGGTACCGAAGAGCCCGCGATCGACGGCGGCCACCGTGAAGCTGTTCGTCGCGGGCGAAGTCCATCGCATGATTTCGCTATCGATGAGAATAAACCCGCCGGTACCGTAATTCACGGAATTGGTCATGATGAAATTACGCGCATCGACCACGGCGATTACGACAGCCCCTGAAGCGGCAACCGTAGCGGATGAGACGATCGTTGTCATCGGGTTGAATATCGTTTTTTGTAAACGCTTTTGTACATCAGCGCACGTAATCGTATATTCATTGAGCTGAGATAGTTTTAAATCTTGCACCTGCATGGTGCGCACCAACACGCTATCCGCCCAATCCATACCTTGAAACATTTTATAAATGCTTAAGCGCTGCCGACGCAAGCCGTGACCGGCATTATTGGCTGCGGCAATAATGGCTGAAACAGAGCCTTCGTAGTCTGTTACCGTCAAATCTAAATTGCCAATCGTGGATACACCGTTAATTGGATCTACCTGTTGTGACATTGATCCAATTGAATCGGCTTTTAAAACGGGAAACCAATGCCCGGGATAGGGAAAATTAAGGATGTTGTTTACATCGCATGTAGAAAAATAAATATCGTTCGTGCCGGCGACACCATCTTTGCCGCCATTAAAAAATAGTTTCGCCACATACACAGGCCATTTTGCAAGGCCGTTGTTTTGCGCACGATAATTGGCGTTGGTAGTGAGCATTAGGCGACTTGAAACACAGGGACGGTGGACGGAAATTGCACAACAGCCAAAGCCATCAAATCAAAATCAAATTGCCATAGCAGGCGAGTATCTTGCCGTGTTGCGTTCAATCGCTGATTGGCTACACAGCTGTAATATTCAGCTGGAAAACCGTCATAGTTGGGATACCACTGAATAACGGTGCCTGCCATCATTTCGTAATTCAGCGCGTTCATTACTGAGTACTCGTTCACTTGGGCAGTTCGATCTTCCACGATATTCATCAGGGAAAATTTAAAGCCGGTTGTGGATCCAAAATTAGCAATCTCCACCACGCCTGAAGCCGATTGCGAGACGTTGCGGACATCGGTGTAATACGGGTTGTTGGCGCTATAACCCCAGTACAAATATAAATCCTGTTGCGAGCCTGCGGGCAATAAGCCAGCAAATACATTATTCAAGGCAAAGATATTCGCTACCGTGAGCGGCGACGGCATGGGCGTGCTCGCTGCCGTCGTGATGTAAGTAATGCGGCCTAGCATATCAACCCCCTGTCAATATTTGCGCTTGACGGCTGCGCGGGTCAATTATGGTGACGTCTGCATTCGTGATTTGATTCTTGATTTCGGGTATGACTATATTGGCCACAAAATCGGCCGTCATCACATTGCCTTGTACGTAAACATTGACTGGCTGCGATGTGGGTGCCGTCACAGTTGCAGCGGCTGCGGTCGCTGTAGCGGGCACCACGCTTGGATTGGCAACTTGTCCAGGAATGGCGGTTGAAGAAATACCACCGGCAGAAGGCGCGGCACCCGAAGCTCCGCTGCCGCCGAAAGTTGAAGACTCAATCGCGGCCACATTAATCATGCCGGCTGCATAAATTACACCGGCCATGATGGGACCGATAATCGGGCCCAGCTCAAGTGCTTTAGTTGCGCCCGCAAGCGTTGAAATAACTGCGTTGGCTGCGCTTGCCTGCTTGTTTATTTCGAAAGCCGTCTTATTGTATTGAGCGGCTTGCGCTGTAGATGATTGCAGCAATCCGGAAATAGTCGTGATTTGCGACTTCATGCTAAGTGTTTCAAATTGATTGCGTGACATTTGCCCGCTGCTAGCTAATTGCGTCAAAGTTGCTTGATGGGCTAGCTCAGCGTTTTGAACCTGCACTTTGTAATCGGCATCATCAGTTTGCGCGGCAACGTGATAAGCCTTAAGCGCATCCAGTTTGGCTTTATAAACATCGTTTTCGTTGCCAACCACATCAAGCTTTTGCCCGGCGAGTGCTTTTTGCAGATCTAAGGTTGCGTCTTTCGCTAATTTCGCGGCATCTGCCTCAGCCTTGACGGCTGCAGTTGAAGCGGCAAGCCAAGCGGGCTCTTTCGAAAGCACCGTATTGGCATTGAGCGCAATAATTTGTTTTTGAACCTGCAAATCAATATTGCGTGCATCCGTTAAACGGGTACGCTCTTCGGTTGACTTACCCAATAAAGCGCGCTCAAAATCAATTTGTGCAACTTCTTCTGCTGCAGTGCTGTTGGCTTTATCAATCACTTTAATTGCTTCGGCTTGAGCTGCTCGTTCATCCGCATGTTGCCCTGCCAGCTTTTCAGCCACGGCCATTTTATTCAGCATGACATTGATGTGTGCCTGTTCAACATTGGATAGCGTGAGCGTGCCGGAGATGATCATGTTTTGAACATCAATTCTGAGCTTGTCTGTGGCTGTGTTTTTAGCTGCAGATTCAGCGCTCAAATTGAACAGGTCCGTTTGAGTTTGAATGCGCTGTTCCAGCGTTTGCATGGATTTGTTAAGGGTGTTGTGAGCGTCTGCAAGATTGATAGCCGCGCCTTTGGCTTTTTCATGCGCTTCAACTTGTTTGACAGCTCCATCCATGATGGCTTGTGAAAATCGATCGACCTCTGCTCTTGCTGTAACGCCTTCGGCCGTCATCATTTCATGCAGCTTGGCTGCGCCGGCAAAATCACCTTGAGCCAATAACGTTGCTTGTGCGACCATGCCGCCAATGTCATTGCCGATTTCTTTAAATGTATAAGCTACATTGGCTCCTAAGACTACAAGTGTTTTGATAACTTCAGCAATGCCTTGTCCAGCCAGGGTAAATCCATCAGCTTTGTTGCCTGCCTTTAGAAATTCGTCGGATATTTGGGTTAAAACAGGCAGCAGTTGTTCGGCAAATATCGTGGCATTTCCTTTTGCCGCAAAAGCTAACGCCCCCATTTTATCGGCAAGAATATTGGCATTCTTGGCAAATTCTGTTGTGACGGGATTGAGTTCATTCCCGCGATCTATTAGGGATTTGAATGCGTCGCCGCCTTCGAGCAACGCAGGGATCATGGCTTCGCCCCCTTTGCCAAGTAATTGCTGGGCAACATAGGTGCGTTGGGCTGCATCGGGAATGCGTTGCATTGCATCCGCGAGCTGATACATGGCATCCATCGGATCTTTGGCGGTAATGCCCAGTGTGGCTAGCATATCGGCATGTTTGCCGCCGTTGATCGTGGCATCTGTCAGATATAGCGAGAGTTTTTTGACTCCCATGGTCATCTGTTCGAAATCTGCGCCGGTTTGAGTGGCGGCAAACTGAAGACCGTTTAAATTTTGAACTGATACGCCGGAACGTTCGGACAGCTCATTGAGGCGCGCAGATGCTTCGATCGATTGAGTAATAAATTCTTTGAATTCGTTTAAGCCCAAACCAATTCCCAAGGCTTCGAGTGCGCCTTTTGCCATTTCAGCGGCACGCATTATTTCTTCAGTAGCGTTTTTTACGGTCTCTTTGGCCGAGTCCATGTCCTGTTGAAGACGTGCCACGTTCGCACTCATTTCAATAATCAGACTGCCGATGGTTATTGCCATAATTTAACCCTTAATTGCAGCCAAAGCCGCACGATCCATTGCAATCAACATATCAATTTCAAACACGTCCAAACTCACGTTTTGTATTTGTTGCCACGCTTGCAAGTCACGCCACGAAAGCGGCTTATTTTCACCATCACGACCGTTATGCAGCGATAAGAACATTTGCCAAACTACGTCGCAGCCCGGCAAAAGTTCGGGTTCTATCAATTCAGACGGAATGGTTCCGGTGATTTTGGCAACTTGCAGCAGATGATCGCGAACAGTTGAGCCATCCTGCATTCGCCGCGCCAGGCCAAAGTGATGCTGAACTAATGCGATCAGACTTTCGGCTGGGCGGCGATGAAGTTTTTTGAATCGATAAGATGCATTGAAATTTGATTCAGCAACCAATCCAGTTCCGGACGTTGCAGTAGCAAAATAGCAGCGTTTGCGGAAAACTCTACCGGCTGGCCGTCATCAGAAATGCCTTCCCAGCTCGAAATGCAGGTGACGATATACTGCAAATGGGCTGAGGTGCGCTGTGCATGCTGATCCTCGCTGTCACCTTCACCTATACGACGCAAAACGCGCTGGTAATCCAGCAACGCTGTGCGACGTGCAGGTGCATCGCTGCTGAGCAATGTCACAAATGCTTCCAGCGGTTGATTGGTAACAGGGTGAAGGATCTCGATACGTGCAGTGCGCACGCTTTGAATGGTTTTAACGTCAAACATGTACTTCCTTTTTTTTGACTGACAATGAGGGTTAAGCGAGGCTGTCTTGAATCGTAAGCGTGGTGATATCGCCGTTGTTGCTGATACCGCCATTGATATTCATCAGGCCTTCAAAATTGAAGGTTTGCACGATGCCTTTACCGACTGCGTCGGCTTTATCTGCCGATGTCATTTTGATGCGCGGCAAGGTGAAGGCGAGAAAGTCGGCTGTTGCCGATGAATTTGTTGTTAATGCGACCGTCAAGCTTTGTTCTGTCTCAGCCAGAAATGCGTCGCGCATGGTGTTATCCATAAAATAAGCAGTAAAGGAACCGCTTACCGCCATGATGCCGGGGAAAAGTGAAGCGACATGTTGTGATCCCACTACGGGGTCGCCCGATAAATTCAATGCGCCTTTGATATTAACGCCAGTGCATATCGCCATCGGGGAAGATGGCCCAACACCTGCCAGTAATACACCGTTTACACCAGCCACAAAGCCGCTTGATGTCACCGCGCTTGGTGCGGTGAAATACTGCACTGCAGCCGGTTGCATATCTTGCCCGATAATGCCGAATTGCACAGTAGCCAAGCCTGATGCCGGGATGGCAATATCGAAATTGCTTAGTTTGCAACCTGTGAATACTTCAGATTGAGAAATATCCGAAAAGTAGTGTTCGATCGTGAAGCTTGAGTCAGTTTGCCCTGTTGCGGGCATGAATGTTTTTTTGCCTGTCGGTGTATAGGTTGCCGTGGCAATCGGGCCTTCAGCCACCAGAGCGGATCCGTTAAGCACGATCACTGTCATGACCAGCGCGGATATACCTACGACCAATAGATTTTTATTGCTATTTGCCGCATTAAATGCGCCCGCTGTGAGCCGCCCAATATCGCCGGTGTTGGCGCCGTCGGCAATCCAGGATCCGGCCGTCCGGGTTAAGGTAAAGGTCACGCCTGTGCCGGCGGCGATCGTGACAGTTAATGCTGTGGATGCAATATCTGCGACAAATAAACGGCGAAGAGCAGCGGCAAACAAATCTTTATATGTGCCGGGTGATAAATCACCTTTGATGTTGCCGTCCACACGGCGAATGCCCAGACGCAAATCGCCAATCTGCCAATCGGTACGCACTTCGTTGGATTTAAACTGATCACGCTTGGTGGTCAAGCTGGATTCTGTTCTGCGTAAAAGCTGCGCACCGGTTGCACCGGCGGCAGTGCCAAAGACGGTTTCCAGTTTGTAGGCTACCGTTTTAAAAATTGCTGTTGCTAAACCCATGGCTATCTCCTACTTGTAATAATGAATTAAAAAATCCACCGGCTGGTGGTACAGATTGACATCGAAATCGTAAGCATCGGGCGAGTCGCCATCCCAAAGAACGGATGAAACCGTGATGGTATTAATAACGCCGCTCTTCAAATCGCAGGCATGGCGCGCGGCATCTGCCAAAACTTTTGCGCCGTTGACGCTGGCATCAAAACAGCTCACTTGCATGCGCGCCTGACAGGGGATCAGGCCGCTAGTAGCGTCAATCGGCAAATCACGCGTATCGCTTATTTTTGAAATAATGATGTAAGGCTTTAAAACGCCTTCGGGCGCTTTAAGTGCATAGATACGTGTGTCAACCAGTGCAGTTACACCCGCATCGTTATCAAGCAAATAATTAATGACTTTCCCTGGTGCGCTCATGTTTTTGCCAGCTCAACTGGGATGCGTTCAGCCATATAAGCCGCAGCTGCTTGTATAGCGGCTTGTGCGTGATTATCGAAAGCTGGGCGCATGAAAGGCTTGGCAATTGCACCGGGATGCTGAACCTGCATAGTAAATTTGTTACCAAGAAAGTTTAAAGACTTTGACCCGGTAGATGGCTCTTCTATATGCGGCCTAGTACCATATTCGACCATATGCGCGTAATAAGCAATTTTGTTTCCAGCTGTTAATTTTGCTGTAACA